GTCGGACTTCTCGACTTAAAAGGCGGGAACTATGCGGGGGGAAACACTTTCCTTTTTTTCAGCGCTTTCTTTATGCTTGTCGGCGGCATAGAGATGTTCGTTAAATATAGCGGCATTTCGTCAGGCATGCCGGTCGATACCCGTATCGACGGTTTCGCGTGGCTTGTCCTCACCCTGGTCGTCTATCTTTGGATTCCGGCATTTCTAAAACCATTCAGCCTGTTGTCCCTGGTCGTGCTCGCGCTTGCTGCAGCGCTTCCGTTTATAACGCTTCTTGATCTCCAGGTTTTGCCGGCTTCGTATTCGTTCATCCCTGCGTATGCTTTGCTGGTATCCGGGCTTATCGCCATTTATCTCAGCGCGGCTCTTGTTGTGAATACGACCCTGGGTAAAAAGATATATCCAGTAATCGAAAAAAAGAAGAGCAGGGAAGACAATATGGGATAATTGGCGAACGTAAGGCTGTTGACTTTTTTAAAGAAGCATAATCGCAAGCGCCTCCCAAGTGATATTGTTTTTATGGATAAAACCGGAGAATATGCTGTCGCAGAAGTTAAGTATCAAGCTATTTTCAAACCACATCCGTTTTACGGTCACGGGCTTCCGGATTATCAAGTGAAGGCGCGTCTTGATTTTGATTACCCACTTTGTCCACTTTTGCGCCCACTTTGGACCCACTATTGGACGAAATGACCGTAACACTTTTTATACCCACTCGAAACAAATAAAATAGAACCCTAGTGTTTCAAGGGTTCCTCTTGGTGGAACATAGGAGACTCGAATTCGTATCTTACGGAGAAATCAAGTAAAATCGTTGTCAATCTATCAAGCTGAATCGTTGACATATCAATGGTTTCAGGATTTCACTATTAAACGTTCTTAAGAAAAATCAATCCCAACTGCGGCAAGTTATGCGGCAAAATTCAGCACGTCCCGCGCGAACATTCGCGGCTACTCCAGCCACTCGCATCCGGCACATGAAAGAGAGCCAGCACCAACCTGCATAATGCTATTAATGGAGACAAACAGAGCGAAATGAAAAAAAGATTTTGATCTTTATGGTTGTATTTCTTACAAGATCATCGTATAATATGGGCAGAGGAATTGGGCCCTCCAAGATGGGAACCCAGCCCCGTGCAGGTTTCCTAAGAAAGCCGCCGTAGTGACCGCTACGGTGGTTTTGCTTTTACTTCTTGAACAGTTTTGCTACTGCTATCAGAAGGCCAAGAACGGTTAGAACAATCATCAGCGTATAATACGTTGCGTTTGCCATACCGGCCTCACCCCCGTTTCGCGAACGTCACGAGGGAAGCATCCCCACCTTGTAGGATTCCTCTGCTTACCGCGATTATATCACACGGCACACACAGATACAATCCGAACAAACATGTAGGGCGCAAAGCCCATCCAGCGGGCATCACAAAGCAGACGCATTGCCAAAGCCGGCATCAACAAGCAATGCGCAAGCGAAGCGGTCCCGCTTCTTTAAACCAATTTATTTTTTCCGGGCCCTTGGGGGGGGGGGGTAGTGGTGGATGCCTTGCGCTTGTTGGCCTGCCGCTTTTTTTCAGCCCGCTGGCCTTTGAGGAATCCAAGTTTAAAAAACCTACCATAAGCACGAAACTTATCATGGCCATACATTTCGTCAATCTTTATCAAATCCTCGTAACAAAGATAGTAGTTTCCGGCATGTACGCAGCTTAACGCATCAAAAAACGATTTATCCTTTGAGTTTAATGCGGCGTATCGTTTTTCTTGTGCCTTCCGGTTAAGTTCATACTGCTCTCTTAGCAATTGAATGGTCTGCTCGTCTAGCATGACTTAATCCTCCCTACGGCACACCCGCATTCTTGGCGGATGCACAAGTCGTTCCGGCGAGTCTGTTGGGCACAAGGTAAAGGGTTCTTCTGAAGGCTTAGCTTGTCGAACGCTTGATGTAACAATATAACGCATCAACTACATTAAACTATCCCATATTTTGTTTTTTTAATAATAAAAAACGGGCCGCCCTAATGGGTAGCCCGCGTTCGTGTTTTCCCGGACTCTACCATTCAAGATAAAACCCGCTTCTACACCTTCTTCTAGTCGCCATCCACGCACCCATAGCAACAGACAACACAATATCGTCATGGGTACCCGCCCTGGCCCCGTACACGTCGCGCCCGCTGTCTGTGATCTTGGTCTTAAAATTCATGAGCTCATCGGTCAGCGCATCAGCTTCTTTGAGCCCTCTGGCAATACGCAGAGCCCCGTTTTGTAACATTATTTGAAGGTTGGTTACCAAGTCACGTTTGGGCACGTTGTGCGTGTTCCAGTGAGGCTCGGTAACCTCATTGCCGCCTGTTATGGTGATAGCGTTAAGCACACGCCGGAACCCTTGCTGTACCATCAAATCAAATATAGGACGCCCGACGCCGGTCATGTCGATCACGACCGCCTTTTTAAACTCCTTCAATGTCTCGCTATTGAATATCGCTTCGATCCGGTTAACAATGTTCGGGTACTCGGTTCCCCTGGGTGGCCGCTCGATATGGCGCAAGTGATAATGCACCTCATCCAGGACGCCAACGCCCTTTGTGAGCCTCTCAATGATCGTGATGCATGTATAGTCCTGCGCCTGTCCAAGGTCGGCGGATATGAAGAACATACTGCTATCAATGTTGATACTATGATCCTCTCTTGCAAGAAGCCTATCCGGCATATGGCTGTACATGCTTACACCTCCAAGGGCTCGATGGTATCATCAAATGCCCGCTGTATCAGATCATACTTGAATGACGAATCCTCAAGCTCTACAAACTCGCACATAAATTCTTGCTGAAAGAACATATCACCCAGGCTGCGCCGCTGTGCCTCTAGCTGCTCATCTGTGATCCGTGGGCATAGGTTGGCTGGAATCTGGATACGTTTCCAGTTGTCGCCGCCGTTCTCCCATTCCTCAAAGAAATGCCCCCGCTTGCCAAACGGCGTAGACATGCTAATCAGCGAACCGTCATTGACAATCAGCATCGGAAGAATAGCATGGTAAAAATCATCGTCTACCTGAGCTGCCTCATCCTCAAGTATAAGCGTGACACCGGAATACCCTCGCACGGTGCCTTGATCGCCGGGCAGGGATACGATCCGGCTGTTGTTGGTCAGCGTAAGAGACAGCTTGTTATCCTCCATCAAGCCGGGCCGCTCTTCCATGGCGTTATAAGCGTCCTTCACCTTGCGGAATAGCTCTGTTGACTGACGCTGTGACGGGCTGACAAGCAAAACCAGGCTCTTCGGGCGGTATAGAGCCACGTGCAGGCCCTTAATGGCCGTGGTGGTGCTTTTCCCAGACTGCCGGGAACAATTCAGAAGCATACGCTTATCTTCGCTGCGTAGCACCTCCGCCTGCCATGGGTCCGGCTCGAGGCCTATGTATCGGCTGAATTCCACGGGATCAAGGGCGCGTATCATATCATCCTTGAACAATATCAAACCCTCCCAGCGCGGCTACTAGAGCCTTGCGGGCCTCCGGGTAAGGCTCCAAGGCCGCCAGCATCAAAGAGCGCATAGAAACCCATTCAGGCGTTATCACAAGCGTGTTGTGCACGGTTCCGCTTTGCAGCTCGCCGGTTAGCTTGGCGTATAGGCTGGTCACCTCGCGCAGCTCTTTGAGAGCCTTTAGTGCAAGCCCTGGGTTTCCTTCCTTCGCCCTTTCAAATATCTCATCAGCGCGGCGGTCTATCTCCATGATCTTGGAAAGTACGCTGTCGGCTGAAGCCACCTCCTTGGCGCGTGTAGCCATAACCAGGTTGTCCGGTAGATGCTTACTGTGGCGGTGTAGGCTAGACACGGAAAGTTCGAATTTGTCCGCAACCTCCCGCAACGGTCTCTTGGCCAGCAGCATCATGTTAATGGCTTCAAGTTCTTGGTGTCGGCAGGTATGGCAGTCTCTTGACATGTTCTCACCTCATATGGAATACCGCCGGATATTTCACCGGCGGCTTCTGTTATCCCTTGTATCGCATAACAAGCATACCCGTTTCGCCATTCATAACAAGATAGCCTGTTTCGTCATTCTTGGCAAGATAATGGGAACGGCGCTTTTTTCTCCTTGCCTTTCTGAACTTGGTTATCAGCCGCTTGCCGAAACCCATTATTCCACCGCCTGATAGTACAGCGCGTTGGCCTTGTTTTCCAACACAAACGCGTCGTAATTGATACGGCCTTCCACAAGGTCGCCACTGATGCCGGGCGGATCCTTGTGAATGCGGAAGTCCTCCAGCTTCACCGGCGCGACGGTGGCGACTGGGTGCGCCAGCATGAAGCCAAAACCGGCGGGCAGTCTGTTGGCCGGAATGCGGATCACGGACAGGCCATCGATAAAGGCGATCACACCACGGTTGCGCATGCCCTGGGCGATGTCGGTTGTCATGACGATATCACCGTTTTTCTTCATCAGCATGTAGGTGTCCGGCGTCACCATCAGATACCTGCTAACAGTCGGCACTTCCGCGTTGTCCAGCGCGTTGGTGCCTTTGACAATCTCATCGAATACGTTGTCCGCAGTTAGGGCTTCCGGCGCTGGAACCTGCCCGGCATGCTCGCACATCTGCGCATACACCCAGGTGTCAACCTCAGGAATCACAATCTCCCGAAGCTGCCGGGCCAGCGCCGTAGCGCCTTCAAGCGTCCGCTTGGTTTCGTCGGTGTCCAACTTGTCGACAGCGAAGGTAAAGCTGCGGTCTTTGCGAAGCGTCATAG